TACCATCGGCTTTTCTTCGTTGTTGTTGGTTTCTTCTTCAACAATGGAGGCGAGGGTGCAGACTTCTTCCGGTGTCATGCCGATAGCGGTTGCCTGGGCAAGACGTTCGTCATTCCAGAATCGTTTGTGTTCTGTCTGCATACGTTTGAAGAAGTCGTCGACACTCATATCCCAATATACCTGATAGGTCTCGGGGATGAAAAGACAGGGCATGGTGACCGGCGTATACCCCATTTCGGCCTGAAAAGCGGAATCGAATAGTTGGCGGGCTATTTCGGCGGAGTCGATCATCAGTTGCTTGCCGATGCTTCGCGCCAGCCGGTCTAGTGTCCGTACGCTTCCGATAGTGAGATTCATCGGTTCCTGATAACCTCTGAAGAAGCGGCTGAATACATGGTATACGTTTTCGTTGGGGCGGATGGCATAACGTCCGGTATGTATATTCTGGTCGAATTTTCTATATTTTGCCATCCATTGAAATCCGGTGAATTTGTTGACATGACCGGTTTGTCTGATCTTATTGTAGATTGAATCTGCCGTGTCATCCCGGTCTACATATACATAGACGGTTTTGGAGGGATGAAACTGAGGAGCAAAGAGATAATAATAGACTGTTCCTCCGGCAATGGCGCAAAGAAGGAGAGCTCCGGTCAGAACGGATAATAAGATATTTCTTGTTTTCTTTTTCATCTTGTGACGTAACTTTAAAAATTGCGTCAAAGATAGGAAGATTTTGGATAGGAGCGATTCCTTTCAACGGTGAATAGTTGAAATTCGGCTGATTTTGTCAACTATTAGCGTGGCCACTGGTAATAATCGGCATTGGCTTCTACTGCATTTTCTATTTCATCGGGCAGGGGAGAGAAGAAGTCCATATGGGTAAGTTTCTCGATGCTGTCAATTGATACCGCATAGGTGGAAAGAGGCTCTACCGCCTGTCTGTTGTTGAATAAGAACCCGATGCCACGAGCCGGTTTGACAAAAGGAGAGAGGATTACTTTGAAGAATCGTTCGGGCACTGCCACCTTATTTTTTCCGATGGTCTTGGACGGCTTGTCGATGATAGGGCCGCATATGATGATGATGGCACTATCGGCTACCGCCCAGTCTCTTATTTTTTCTTCCAGATTTTTCCAGCCTCTTCTGTTCAGCTGAGGATGCTGCGGACACATATTGCTGAAATAGAAGGATTCTTTCATGACATCCGGACTCCATTTCATGTCGGCGGCCGGTGCCATATGTCCTTTGTCATATCCTGAGCGTGCATAATCCGCATTGGTCGCAATGGCGCCTTTTACTAAAGGATCGGCGATGAAGTTGTCACCTCTCTTTTCTTTTCCTTTGGTTTCCTGGCGGGTCAGCTCGTAAGAAACCCAATTCGGAATCTTTAGATCTTTATTGTAGGAAACCGTATAACCTTTATGACGAATGATCTGCTCCTGACGGGGAATCAATGAAATGGGAATCTCTAAATCTTTGCCGGATGGAGTGGGGAGGGAAACGGAAGTCTCTATCTGCGGTTTGCTACTGTGCTGGACACTGTATTGCTGATAATACAGATAAAGCCCGTAACAAATGGGAATAAGTACGATGATAGCGATAATACACCCTAATCTTTGATTGGAATGTGACTTCTTTTTCTTAAATAATCTCCTGCTCTTACCTCGTTTCATGCGATTTGCTTTGGGGGTTAATAAGAAAAGCGCTAACTATTCTGTAGTTAGCGCTTTATTGTCAAGAGCCGCTAGCCAGACTTGAACTGGCGACCTACGCGTTACGAAGTCTCCATTGTTCTCTATATCATCTAACTGACTCTTAATTGTTTACGCTTACTTTTCTAAATGTTTCAAAACACAATCTACTATACAATTATTGGTTTGATAGTAGGATTGAAATGTTAATACTATATTAAGCCTTGTTCTATACTTAGAACATTGAATTTCCTTGGGTTTTAAAATAAAATGTATCAGCTTTGTTAAAAGTATCGGCTTGTATAACCCACATTTTATAGTTTACAAGTCGTCCACCCATACTTTCTATAACAGGGATGATAATTGGGCCTGTGCACAACGTTTTATTATTCAAAATGTTTCCTGCATAATGATCTGTTGTTACTTCTTCAATATTATTATATGGTATACAGATTACTAACTTTTTCCAATCATTAGATTTAAAATGGTAAGATTCAGGTCCTAAATAGTATTCACTTATAGGCAGCTTATGTACATCTTCGGATGTTTGTGGGACTGAGTTGCACAATCCTGCAAACCATTTTAAACCTACCATGTATTTTACGCTAATATTACATGATGCTTCACAGAATCCATCGCTACTTTTTAATGTTATTGTAGCCTCTCCTTGAGAGTTTGCAGACAAAGAACCATCATTTTGCACAGATAGAACATAAGGATTGCTGCTAGTTATAGTAATACCTTTGTCTGTGGCATTTTCAGGGTGTATTTTATATGGTATTGAAAATATATCTCCTTTAATTGCAGTGTATTCATTAACTATTTCTATATCTGTGGTTTTAATGAAAGAATCGCTTTCTTCCTCTTTGCTGCATCCAGTCACGACTAAAAACATCAACATTAAAAATAGAATCTTTTTCATTGTGCTTATTTATTTAGTTTGTCTCTTAATTCATTGAATAAATCTGGCGTCTCTAATTCTCTCCAGTAATACTTCTTATATCTATCTCGGTCGAAGCTATCTTTTTTCTCATACATAATCAGACATACTTTATCGCATAAAACAATAACAGAAGATTCAAGAAGACAAGCGTATGAACGTGCCTGCAAGAATGCTTCCTCTATTTCTTGATTATTCTTCATGTATTGTTTTGCTTCAATCAAAACCTTCGCCTTTTTTTCATTTGGCTTGTTATCGTAGTGCAGAGCGTAGTCGGGAAATATTCGGTGCCCACGTCCGGCATGAATCGGCAGCTGCCGGATGAAATCTTTATTCTCATACCATCCCATAGAGTTAAGCAATGGTTCCAATAATTGTTGTTCTACGTCCCGTTCTATTTCTATATTTACATTCTTTGGCAATGTCGGAGCGTACAACTTTGGCAATGTTTCAGCGTCGAATCCTTTTGCTTTTATCATGCGAAGTAGCTCTGAATAATCTTCGCTACTCATCGTCCATCCGTTCACTCCTTGGAATTTCTTTCTAACAAGTGAATGCTTGGAGAAATACTCATCTGCTTGTAGCTCTTTTAAAGTGATATGTGGGATGTCTATTTTATCACTTATATAGGTATTGCTGAAATAGTGAAAGAATGGGTCTATCACTCCATCCGTTTGAGCTATCCACAAGCAGGTAATTGCACTTACAGGAGATGTTTCGTAGTGAATAAGAATATCACCTTTCTTTGTTTCTTGGTTTGATTGCCAAAATCCGGTAGTCCAGTATTCTCCATATCCCTTTATTAATCCACCTATAAACCATGCCTGTGATGGTTGCGGAATATCACTTTTTTCTTCTGTATGTAAAAGGTTGGGTACATAGTCATACATGAACGCACTAAATTCATCGGGCGTTAAGTTATTTTCTGTTCTGAATTGATAGAATACTTTGCATAGTTCCCAATAGTACATACATCTGCCTCTATAGTCCGATTTCTTTGGAATTAGCGGTAACTCTATATCGAAGTAATCAACTAACTTTTTGAGTTCATAGAAACGGTCTATATATAGGTATGGAAAGAAGTATTCACCAAACAGATAATTCAACCCCATTGATAAGAATGGGATGTATTCAAGCATCCGGTCAAAATCTCCTATTTTCAGAATCTCATCGTTTTCGATACGTAATCCAGTGGATATAATTTCTTCATACAGAATCCCTGCTTTATCCAATGTCGGATATTCTATATTTTCGTAGTCCGATACTTTATAACACCAAAAATCCTCCAGTATATCGCATACAACATCCTCGTTGAAACCTTCTTTTAACCTTGGGTTATATTTCGCTATGAGTCGTTCTTCTTCAATCCACTCTTTCCTGTCTGAAAAACTGGATATGGCTTTCTGCCCATCAATAGACTGCTTGTATAAGTTCCATGTGTATTGGTTGAATTTCATAGTATCAGTCAGCCTAAAGCTGATTTCTTTTTATTTTTCCTTTGATTATAAAGAGTGACCGAATATCCTCCTTGTTTATTTTGGTATCTCCTTTGTAATTTGGATTGCTTGCCCGAAGAATGATTTTACTTTCATCATCACAATAGTGTATCTGCTTGATTGTACGTAAATCGTTTGCATTACTGTTGGTAACAATAAGATAGGCTTCTCCCCATTGAATCACATCAAAATTGAAGATTTGCTTTACAGCTACTATTTCCCCAGCACAGTACTGCGGATACATAGAATCACCAACGACCGGAATATAAGCATTGCAGTCATTGAAGTGCTCGTAGTCAATATAAAAGGTTGGGTTTTCTGGTGTTTCCATATTCATTGATAAAATTGAGCAAGAGGCTTCTATATCTTCAAAATATGGAACTCCTTTGCCGTTTGTGTTTGTCGGAAGATGTTTATCACGAAACATGTTTCCTTTCTCGCTTAGTAACCAATCAGGATTTATATCATATATACTATTTAGTATCTTTGTTACCGGCTCAATGCCAAAACTTTCACCTGGGCGCATTAATTTACGTACATATATGTCTGTTCTGTCTAGCAGCTTAGCTGCTTCTTTTACGCTGATATTCTTTGTTTTAAGTATTTCAGCAAATCTTTCGTTAATAGTCATAATGTTAATAATACCAAATAGTATAAATAATAATACCAAATAGTTTGTGATAATACTAATTAGTAGTATATTTGCATCATCAAACAGTGATAACGTAATCACCGTTGCAAAGAAACGAATTTCTAAAGTCATAAACAATAGTACATACATATTAAAATACACGATTATGAGCACGAATTTTAAAAATCAGATGAAAGAGGTCATGTTAATGGCGTGGCGATTCTTTAAAGTAACAGGTGAAAGTTTCTCAGAATGCTTGAAAAAAAGCTGGCTTATTCTGAAACTCTCAAAAGAAATGAAGTCTAGAACAGTTCAGTTTTTCTATCAAAAAGTGAATGGCGAAATCAGACAGGCTTTCGGGACGATGAAAGAAGAAAAGATTCATGATAAGATAAAAGGTACTGGTGTGCGAAAGAATGAAGACCTTTTCAATTATTGGGATACCGAAGCAGATGGCTGGCGTTCATTTAAAAAGTTTAACCTTATAAAAATAACATGACTATGACACGTTACGAGATTGAACAAGGCTTGAATGCCTTATATAAAGATTTGGATAATGCCGAGAACATGGATGAAGCAACAGCTTGTAGAGTTTACAACGTAGATTGCAAGGCTGACATTATCGAAGCTATTAATGACGACATCAAAATCTACGAAGATATTCTATGTGATGATAGTCGTAGAACAACGAATTACCAACGAACGGCAGATGAACCGTACTTATGTTGGCAATGTAATTAATTACGTATAACTATTTACCCTGTTGACGGATTGAACGGCAGCCGATAGCGAGAATCGGGCAAGGTTCTATTGATTAGCTCTTTGAAATGATGTAAAAGCCTTTACGGTGTAATTCATAAACCGTTTAGGACAACCAAAGATAATAAACGTACATAAGCAAGTTGGAGCTTGCGATCTGTACAATGTTAAACAATTAGCAGATTACACCGCAAATAATCGTCCTAGAGCAATAAGCATTCGGGTTGGGCGTCCGTACTGTAATCGTCAATATAGCCTGTACGGTTGGTAAACAGCTGCGAGATGTCATGATCGGATCATGGTACGGGCGCAAACTTTAAAATATACGATTATGAAATTAATACAGTTTGTTTTATCCATACTCTTAGCCTTGTGCTCTATTGGTATGTTCTATGGTGCTATAACGACTAATAGTTCGATGAAAACAATATCTATTACCATTATAGGTATTATATGTGTCGGATGCTTTTCTTACGTTAGAATTGCATATAAAGAGTTAGTTAATCCTCTAAAATAGGCAAGGCATATTATGAGATCAGAGAAGGCAAAACGGCTTATAATGAGCTATGCTCAGAAAGATGGGGATACCTGTCAATATTACGTGCATGAATCCGATGCTTTTGAAGCTATTAGTATAGCCGAAGAAGAAATGAAACAGAAGGCTATTGAAGCATTCAAAGAGAACTGTCCGTGCTGGTCAAGGTTCCAACAAGATAGGAAATGTGATGAATGCACTTGGCTAAAGGAATTTTGTAATAAACTTGACGAATAACAAGAATAGAAATGAAAGCAATAACGATAAAACAACCGTGGGCTTCCTTGATAGTCCACGGTATCAAAGATATTGAGAACCGGAGTTGGCGAACAAATTTTCGTGGACGTGTACTGATACATTCAAGTGCAAAGGGTGATATTGCCAAGTTTGGATGCTTACAGCCGAATCAAAGGGAAAAGGTACTTTATACGCCTATTGGTCGTACATTTTTCAACGATCTTCCTTTTGGCTCCATCATCGGTAGTGTGGAGATTGTAGACTGTGTGCAAAACCATCCCTCAATATGGGCGGATAAAGGTGTATATAACTGGGTGTTGGCTAATCCAATTCTCTTTGAAAAACCATTTGAGAACGTGAAAGGTAAGCTATCCTTTTGGGATTATTCCGGTTGCAACGAAGTAAAGATTGAGTGTCCGGAATGTGGCAGTATTGAGATGGTAGTTGAAGATTACACAACAGTTCCATTTAATACATTCATCCACAGTTGCAATAAGTGCGGGTATGTGATAATGGAGAGTGAGTGGAATAAGATTAACGAATAACTGCACAAAAAGGAGTAAATTATGATTGGAATTTTAAGAAATGGGCAAAAAAATGAAATAAAGAAGATTATACCTGCTTGGAACCAGGTAGAAACTATTGATGATCAAATATTTGCTCTATGGGAATTTGATGTTATATATAATTCTTGATAAATTAGTAATGAATTAAACGCCAAAGAGCTGGTAGTCTTTGAACTCGAATCTGGTACATTTTAGAGACCTACTGTTCGGCCGGCAGCAAGGCAACACCGTACAAGAGTGGCGTTTAGAATATTTTGTCGTGTTTTATTTTATGTTTGTGTGTTCAAGGTGTATTGTCTGTGAAGATAGTGCACCTTTCTCATTTGGTAAGTTAGCTCAGTGGTAGAGCGTAGTTGTACGGGTATTTACAACTAAGGTCGGGAGTTCGAATCTTCTGCTTGCCTCTTATTATTAATTAATATTTAATCTTATGGCTAAGAAAACTATTAGAGAAATCATCCTAAGTGTCAAGGCGGGTAAAACAAAGTCTATTTCTACAGACAAAATAGATGTAGACGGATATAGACAGGATGCTTACAGGATCAGTAAAAAAGCAAAAGAAGAGGGAGTTGTCGTTCCCGAAGATAAACCTCTTTATACAATATCTGTAAATAAGAGGATTGGTAAAATGTTTATCATCAACAACATGAAGTAACTCTTTTAAGCCTACACGATTATGAAAAGAGTATTAACCGAGCTAACACCGGAATGCGAGTTAACCACTCAGATGTACATATCCGGACTTGAAAAAGAAGAGATAGCGGAAGCGAAATGCAGGGCGTTCAGCACGATAAACAACCAACTGCAAAACGCCTTCAAGATTCTCCAAGTGAAAAATGGCAGGGAATTATGCAAGCGTTTTTATGAACGACTTTCAGGAGTTGAGTTTACTTTTGACTTTTCTCCTATTGTCCGATCTGTAATTGCTTGTAGTTTATTATGTGTATTTTCTATATCGCTTTATCACGAACAGAGCGATATGAGAAGGACAAGAAGAAGAGCGAAAGTAGAAACTATTGAAAGAACAAGG